CAAGAAACAATGATGGGTGGCGGGGTTGACAATATGGAAAAATATAAATATATGTTAGGACAGGCGCATGCCTATTCAATAATATTACAGGAAATCTCTAACCTGCTAAACTATAAGGAGCAAAAAAATGAGCAAGGAAACGTTATCGACATCGGAGACAAAAAATGAAACTCCTAAACATGTCAATGCATTAGAAGAAAAATACAAAGAACAAGCAAAAGAAGAACCCCACGCAAAAAGATTAGATCCCGAAAGTATCAAGGAAATGGTAGATCAACTACCTGAACCTGTCGGATATAGACTTTTAGTTTTACCTTTTACACCAAGAGAGAAAACTAAAGGTGGTATTTTATTTTCACAAGAACAATTAGACAAAGCAAGAATCGCAACAACATGTGGTTATGTTTTAAAAATGGGAGACCTGGCCTATAAGGATGAAGAAA